ATACTGGTCAGGGGATGTCACATCATGGAACAAGCCTGGCGCACGGTGGTGCTCTGGTACTTTCCCTACACGCTGCCGAACATGCTATCCTATTCGTATCTGGGAAACGAGCGTATGTTGCTGGGATTCCTATGGTTACGTCAGATGATTCAACAATCATTGCTGGCATTGATGAGACTAAGCAGGAGATCCCACTCACACGACATGAAAAGCAGAGGGCATGCCAGCTATTCCTCAAAGTCCAGAGGGTAACTAGAAGAATTGCACTTCGATCAGTGAGTGTCATGCCCAACTTGCCAAAAGAGAAGGTCTCAGGCATTGCCGGAGAGTTCAATTCACAGGACAATGGGATCGGTGCAGGATGTCCTATCTTAGGTTTCCGAGAGATGATCTGCCAACTCACACGTCCCAGCTCGCCAAGCTTGTGTGGGGACTACATGAACGCATTCGCCTATGCCAGAAGTGCTGCATTAAATGGTCAAGGGCTCACCGTAGGTAAATATGCGCATCTCATTGCCCTTGACACCCTGGAAGCCAGATGGCGGATGTCCAGTACTGAGAAGGAGTCACTTGATTCGTGTGGATTGATCCCTAATGCGGTGATACATGGAGCAGACGAAAACGATCTGTTACACGATCCAGCATCGCTAGTCCCAGCAGCTCTTAGGGTGTCACTCATGCAAATGTCTTATGACATGCATATGGAATCTGAAGTTCTGAGTCCCCACGCCAAAGACACAACTTTCAGTGTATTGTCTCATATATCTGTATCTATGCGTAGACAGCACAAGCATGCACTATCAGTCATCAAAGCCAGGATCGAAAGACTGAAGCAAAATGGACTACCCTTCCAGGCATCAATGCTTGAGCAAAGCCTCGGTGCGACAATGTCCTCAGCTAGAAGCAGGAACATCGGGCGCATAGGCCAAAGGATAAGAAACAGGCTGATCAAGCCTAGCCCCTGTCTTGGATGTGAATTCCAAAAGGCACCCCTGCTTGAGACAACGCTCTCCTGGTACAGCTTCATCTCCTCGAAGTCACAATCGTATGGTGCAAGTCCTGAAATCCAAGTACTGGGACAAATATATGGAGGATATGTTAAATGCATCAAAGGAACATATATTAGGTTCCCTGAACCAGTCACAAAGCGTCGTTCAAAGGCAACTAATGTCAAGAAACCAGTATTCATCCTTGAGCCATATGGATCTACCCCTTTCGGACGACATGCTATATCAAGATCAGGGGGGCAACTTGTCACGAATATTGGCCCAGAAGAGAGAGGCCAGATGCAGTTAGCCCTGGCTGCATCCTCTTACAGGAGAGTTCCTGAGCATATACAATATGGTGGGAAGTTTGTGTCATCCTGGCTACATCGTGATTCCTGCACCTTGAGTCCAGTGTCAGAAGGCATTGACTTTAGTCCACAAATCACTCAAAACACATATTGGGGAGAAATGGACGACGCCAGCATTGCCTTCCTCAGAGACTGTGAACTTGTCACACCTGATATCCCAGTATTAGCATTGAACTATGCGTATGGAAACACGGCCCACTTCCATGGCATCTACAAAGGTAAATCATATTCCTGCTCCACAGAATTTGATCCTGATGTTCAAGTACAATATACCATAGAACCAGGCATGGCTAGGGGGGGGCAGAAGGTAGTCCTGGCATATCAGGGCTGGTCTCTAGAGAAGAGATGGCATGGATCTGGACCATCAGGTTCAGAAATAGAGTCTTTCCAAAACCTACCTAATATCCCGTATGACAATTCTGATATGGAGAGACTAAGCAAGGAGATGGAGAGAGAAGATCGCCTGAAAGTGCCTTTGCTTGCCACCATCATGGAAAGAGAATCAAAGAAGATTCTTGTGATGTCAGCATCCAACATGTCAAGGGATGTGCATGTGTCAATGCTTCCATATGAGCGCAGCAAAATGGTAGGGAACCTGGCAACCGGTGGCTACTGGTACAGTGCTCTCAAGGGAGTCGGGTTTCGAGCCTTTATCAAGGGACATCATGGGTTCGACAATCTTTGGACTGGCCCAGTAATGGGATGGAGGTCAGCCAGGGTTCCGGATCCTGTATATGAGTGGGAACCTCCAGATGGTGGACTCGTTAAATCCTTAACAATGATCGGGGGAATTGACAATGAAGAAGATATTTCAGTCTTGAACCCCACGGAATTTGCATCTGCCCATGTGTATGTGGACACCGGTGGCATGCACATGGTGGATGAAGTCTATAATCTCCCATATAGTCGTAACCTTAAGGCACTCATCACAAAACTTAATGGAGGAGGGGCCTTGTTCACAAATCTCAATAGGAAAGCAGAACTGATTGACACTATGCTTCCAGAGATGAGAGACACACGATCGGAGCTAGACAACGAGAGATGTGAAGAAGAAATCTGGAGTCTTATCACTGGTAACCGTACATGTATGATGGATG